CGCTTTGATTGTTTCAACAACAGTACCGTATGTTGTTATCAAGTTTTTTGCGTCTAAGGCAAAGTAAACAATAACTGATGTTTCTTCGTTGTTGATATTCACCCCGCCAAGAGTTTGAACAATAGGAACATTTGCTATTTGCTTTTGATCTACATACACAGTGCGAGCATTTTTCAAATATAATGGCACACCTGAATCATCAAAGGGCAAGTCCTGTGACAGAGTCATGCCCCCTAAGTTTTTTGATTGTAGATAAGCAATAGTTTCTGCTCTCATTTATCTTACTCTCTTAAGGTTGATTTTACCAGGTTCTTTTTCAAGTGATGAAATAGTATCATCGTCATCAAAATCATACCAATCACCTACTGTAACAAGTTCCTGAAATAGGGATTCTGCCTTGTTTTGGTAGTATCCCATTTTGTTTCTTTCTGCGTCTTCTTCATTGCCAAAGTCTGCTACTTTTGGTAGTAGATATTCTGACAATGCAGTGTACACAGCAAGATCTGTAAAATCATTCTGCCTTGCTTTGATTTTATTCGCATCAAGTGCAGGAATGTCTGCTCTTGTTCTGTATGTGCTACCATTATTTAAACGCATATAGTAGTCCATCCACCACTGAGTAAGTCTCATTTTAGTTAAGACTCTTTCTGTGGCTCTTATAAGAGCATCTTCAACGACATCATCAGTAAGGCTTTCATTAGTTTCAATAACTCGTGAATCTCGTTCAAGTAAGTCATCAAACTCAGCAAAACTGATTACATTATTATTATCAACTATGAAAGCCATTACTTGTATCCTTAAGCGTCGTTTACTAAGATAACACCACGGTTAGCGTCAACAACACCAACGCCTGCGTGTAAGTTAGCAACGATATCATTACCAACTGCCTCTGCTCTACGCTGAATTTCAAGATCAATGTTCTTGAACATTGCAATGCGTAGTGCATCACCACCAAATACAGCCGCTTTTGCATTTGTATTACCAGTGTTAGTTGGTGTGAAGTAGCTTGAAACAAACAGATTTACACCTGCGACAGATCCTAAGAATCCAGAACGCATTGCTTGTGATTGGAAATCACCACCAGCAAACGCTTGTGATCCAATAGATGCCATTAAGTTAGCATACTGATCTGCAGCAACAATACCAACAAGTGGTCCTGTTTCTCCATTAGCACGGATGTCACCTACTGCCTTGAAGATTTCATTAACAGTTAGTGTACTGTCAGTGATTTCTCTTTCAGTAAGTCCACCAATTGCAGCCATTACATCAATGTCAAACTTAGATTGGATTGCATTACCAAGAACACGACCTGTTTCTTGTGGGTCAATTCCGCCCAAGTCTCTCATTACATGACGAGCAGCATAGATGTTTGATTCAATAGTCACTTTAGTGTCTGTCACTGTAAGTGCTGTGAAATCATCTAATGCATCTGGATCAGCTGATCCAAGTTTTTCAGCAGTCACTGAACCCATTACTGGAATCTGTGCTGTGATTGATCCTGCTGGTAGGTTTACCATTGGAATCATTTCTCCACTCAAGAACAAACTGTTCTCGTGTGCAGTATATACTGTAGCCGCTTTGGTATTAACTACCAAGGACTCTAAGTCATATGCTGTATTAAAAGCCATTTTAGTTCTCCTCTATATTATTGGCGTTTATACAAGGATGCCTTTTTGTTTTGCTTCCTTGTAGATTTTTCTATGTTGAGGATTGGTTAAATCTAACTTAGAGAGATCTATTTTTGTATCAACACTACTTGGTTGAACAGAGTTCATAGAGTTAGTTGTGCTTGGTGCGGCAGCAACAAAGTGCGGATTTGTAGTTAGAAATTCTTCAACCAAACTTTCAACTTTGAAAGCATTGCCTGAATCATCGTATCTAACAGCACCATTGCTGTCTAACACTTCTGCTTCGCCATTTTCACCAAGGCGAACTTTGTTCCTTAATAGGGCTTGCACCTGTTCAGGATTTACACTCTTAAACTTTGCCGCGGCATTAAGCAGTGGCATGTTCACTTTATAGTCCTCAATAATAGCATCTCTGCGTTTGATTTCCTCATCCTTTTTTGAAGCAAGTTCTTGTAGAGTTTTTTCAAACTCACCACGCTTGAGTTGCTCTTCTTGTCTGCGTTTGTCTTCTGCTTCCTTAAGAGCTTTCAACTCATCTGGGGAACCAAGTTCCTCATATGGTTTAAGAAGTTTTCTTTCCATGCTGCCACGCATTCGTGCCATCATGTTATCTACTTCCTCTTGTGTGTAAGATTTTGCTTCTGCCTGACTTCCAGTTTTTGTTGGTTCTGCAGCGTCAGTTGCTGTATTTTGCGCCAATGTTTCTGCGTTATGGTCCATTGTTAACCTCGCCTCCTTATATAGAGTTAATGTTTTGTAGTCAGCGTCCTAACTACGACAGTATTATTTATACATTTTCGTTCTTATGGCATTTAAAAAGGCATGATCTTGTTGAATAATGCAATTTTTAGGTGCACTATCTCCACCATGCCTTGTATGACTCCATAAGAACTCATATTTGTCATACAATTCGTTAAATCTATCACATAACTTGTTCAATAGTCTTGAACTTGCATGCGTATGCACATAAACTCTTGCTTCGTATGTGCCTAAATCTTCTACCACGCCTTGCCATGATTGAATTGATATCTTGCCTCTCTGCCAGGCACTCCAACTCCATGGGCAAACGCCGCGAATCTTGTGGAAATACTCTTCCCACAGCAGATTATCCTCTGCGTCCGCCTTTTTTCTTCTTCTTTTTACCACCGCGTTTCATTGCCATGATTATTCTCCCTCATTTGGATGTATCCAACCTTGTGCTGCCAAATCAAGATGTTCTTGCATGGTTTGTGCAACACGAGTTTCCCCTGTAGCAGGATCCATCATAGTATGTGGTTGGTATGGTTGCTGTCTTGGAGGTAAATTAACTCCTTTTTCTTCTTTGTTTGACTTAGAATCAAACATCAACCAATCCATTACACTGTTGTTGATTGCTGTTCTTACCACTGGATCATCTCCTGCGGCTTCACTTGCAATTTTTAACTGTTGTATTTCGTCGTTTGCGTCTCTGATATTGAAACTTCCTGGATAATCTATTGTACCATCCCATCTCATTCCCATATATTCTGAGAAAAGAGTCCAAATTTGTTCTTCACACAGTTCAATATTGTCTGCTTTTTCTGACAAACGAGCTGAAAGCAGTTCAAATTCTTGCTGTTGTGCTACTCCGCTCATTCTGCGAGCCTCTGTGCTTCTAATACTGCCTGTGTTTGCCATTTTGTCAATTGAATCTATGCTGGCAGTCATTGCACTAAGGATCTTGTCTATGCCTGCACCACTAAATTCCAACAAATATGGTTTTAAACCTGGGTTGATGTTTTCAGGTACATGGATAAGAGCACCACTTCCTGTGCCTACATTAACTTCTGGAGTAGTTACCAATGAAGGGTGTGTATCCATTGATATGCTTTGCATTATTTCTGAATAACAGTTGTAGATGTATTTCTGCTGTTGTGCAATATCTGTTATGTCAGAAACACCTATACCACGCTGTATGCCTTTTCTGTTGTAGCAAATAACAGCAGGAATTTTACCTAATCCGTTTACTTCTTCTACAACATTGTCTATAGTATCATGTTCTACATCAACTGTGGTTGTGATAATTTTGTAAGGTGTCCACTCTTTGATTACATGAGTGTCACCTGTTACTTCTTCAAGGTATTTGAAATATGTAAGTTCATATTTGCCCACACTGTTGCGTTTCCAATACCAATCTAATACTACCAACGGAGTAAGATAACTTACATATGGACGCACTCCTTGTGCTTGTTCTTCAGCACGAGTTACACTACCTGTAAAAGGTTTAACACACAAAACCCAACAGTGTCCAAACACACCTGCCCAAGTAGCAACATCTTTCATAAATGAATTTAGATTTCTACCATCCATGTCTGCGTCTTTGAGGAAGTCTTCTACTTCTGGCATTCCTTCTATTGCACCAAATGTTCTTTCTGGTGGTTGTCTAAAAAGAAAACTGTTGAACACGCTGATTACACTGGAACAGTGATTGTCTAATGGTGTTTGATAGAGTCTGTTTTGATATTCTCTTTCAGTTTCAAGTTGATAGCGGATTAGATGTCCTGCTCTGCGATATTCTTCACCGCCTACATAACTTTCTAATAAAAATTTGTAGATGTCATGATAGGTTTGGTAAGTTGTGTTACCAGTAAGAAGTGATTGTACTTCCTTAGATAGATTTTGTATTTGATCCATGTGTGCTTCCTATAGTGTTTTTGTTCCCCAACGCATTGGTTTCTGTACAGCACCAATTCTTTTCAAAGGATACATAAACGCAGTGCAATAGGACAGTGCATCAAAAATATGATCATAAGTGCCCTTGTCAGGTACTTGCGTTCCTTCCTTAAAGGTGTATTTCTCCATACTTTCTATAGTGTATTTACACTTTTTTGAAATGTATAAGTGTACATGGTTATCTGCGCCTCTAAACCGTGCGTTAATTATGTTTATTCTATCCCTCACAGGATCATGCCTATGGGGTGCCTTTACCGTGAACCCGTGATTTTGTAGTATGATATGATCCGTCATGCCATTGGCTTTGGTGCTTGAGGCACTGCCTGCTGGATCAGGATAGCATATGATGTTGCTACGGGGATAACGATTCTGTATTTCCTGTGCTAATTCTGTGGTGTTAGAGTTGAACATAACTATTTCATCTATTATGTACAAATCATTTTCATCTTTCACACCAACTGTGGCAGTCACAGGAGAGACGTTGAAATCACAACCTATGTGCAACTGTTTTAGGTCTGGGTTTTCAAGTTCTTTTATGTTACGGTCTCTTGAAAAACTCCATGCCACACGACTTGCGGCATCTTCCCAAGTTGCCAAAAACTCTTGACGGAACTGACGTTCACTCATGTCAGCACGGGCTTGTTCTATTTCA